TAGATGGTGATAGCGGTTCTTGGGGAGCCAAGCAAGTTGGTTCTATTAGCCGTAAGATGGACATTCATGTCGATCCTTACTTCCCACGCAACCTACTACTAGTCGGTCGCAAGGGCAGCAGCTTCCTCGAAAGCGGATATGTCTATGCTCCTTACGTCCCACTACAGGTCACACCAACAATCTTCGGTACCGAGGACTTCGTACCCCGCAAGGGCGTCATGACTCGCTACGCCAAGAAGATGGTTCGTCCTGACATGTATGGTTTGGTTGTTTGCGCAGATCTAGTATCTGACGTATAATAGCTTATTTCACCCCCTAGGGAGTGAATAAACTTGAGAGAACCCCGTCCTAGTGGCGGGGTTTTCTTATTAGGGGACAAAATAGGGAACACCAAAACTACTTATACAATAAGCGAGGGTCAAGAATGCCTACAAATTTACAACCAGCAAGCACAGTAAGCGCTGTCGTCCTACCGGCGACAGGGAACACTGATGATGTTATAAGTTCATTATCTTACGGTATTTATAATACTGACGCATTTATTAGCGGTGCTGCTGACCAAGTTGCATATACTTATAACAAACTTGGCGGGAGAGTATTAGATTTAGAAATAACCACCCCTATTGTATATAATGCTTATGAAGAAGCTTGCCTAGAGTATTCCTATTTAATTAACACTCATCAAGCAAAAAATGTTTTATCTGATATGCTCGGCAATACAACAGGGTCTTTTGATGAAGATGGCGAATTCACTGATTATTCAGGGTCCGGTGGGATTACAACTAAGCCAAACCTTAAATTTCCACGGTTTCAGCTTGGCTATGCAACCCATGTCGGTCGAGGCGTCAGCCTTCACGCCGGAGTGGGTGCTTCACAAACTATTTATTCAGCGTCTTTTGATACAGTGCAGGACAAACAAGATTATGATTTGCAAGATATAATCTACAGTGCTTCGCTGGTAGCTGGCAGCCCATTTAGCAACAGTGTTGGTTCTAGCGCCGTAACAATTCAACGAGTTTATTATAAAACCCCGCAAAGCATGTGGAACTTTTTTGGAGGTTATTCCATCGGCGCTGTAGGGAATATGTCTACCTATGGGATGTATGCTGATGATAGCCAGTTTCAGTTAGTCCCAGCTTGGCAAAATGTTCTTCAAGCATATGCCTTTGAAGAAGATCTGAATGTAAGGGCTTCTCATTATTCATTCAGGATCAACAACAACAAATTAAGAATATTTCCAACTCCTAGTGGCGTGGAACCAAAAAAGTTCTGGGTAGATTTTAGAGTTTCTGAAGACGCATTTTATGAGGAATCAGATCGTAAATATGGCGCTGATGGCGTGAATAATATGAATACGCTTCCCTTCCCCAACGTGCCATACAAATACATCAACAGTATTGGCAAACAGTGGATCCGTCGTTTTGCGCTATCTCTAGCAAAAGAAACACTAGGACAAGTAAGATCTAAGCTTGCATCAATCCCAATCCCTGGGAACGAAGTGACTCTTAACGGTCCTGCTCTGGTGTCAGAGGCTAAAGAAGAGCAAACTGCTCTTCGAGATGAACTTAAAACAGTTCTTGATGAAATGGCTTACGGTGCTCTTGCTGAAGGAGACGCCCAGCTAATGAACAATCTTCAAGAAGTCGTTGGGAAGATCCCAATGGGCATCTACGTAGGATAAATAAATGGCTCAAAATAGATGGACCCAGCCAGCAACTCCGCCACCACCGCTATTTGTCGGCAGGGCAGAGAGAGACTTTGTAAAGCAGATTAACGACGAGGTTATAGAACACGTCGTCGGTCAACAGGTTCTATATTTCCCTCTAGATATAAAGACAACTAACTATAACGACCTTTATGGGGAAGCAATAGAAAAAACATTTCTTCCACCAATAAGGGTATACTCGTTAATAAACTATGAAGGCTCAGTGCGAACTCAAGATGAGTATGGATACGACAGTGTATTTAATATTACCGTCAATTTCCATAAACGCCGCTTAGTTGAGGATCAAGACTTGTTTGTACGCCCAGGCGATTTTGTTCAATACGACGCTCAATACTTTGAGATAGTAGACGTATTCGAAGACTCCAGATATTTGTTCGGTCAGGACGCAGATTTTGCTGATGGTCAAGCTTTGGGCGTTCAGGCTACTTGCCGCCAAGCTCGAAAAGGCTTATTCAACCCAGGTAAAGGAATTTAGGAAAAACGACGATGCCCAAGAGAACAAAGTTAGACCAAGATTTAGAAGCAAAATACGGTTTCCGCCCCTCTACTATAGAAGACATTGATAGAGCACTTTATAACTTTGTAAATGACGATCTAAATGTATTCTGTAGCACAAATGAGGGCTTCCGCAAAGTACCAGTTCTCTTCGCATCGCCAGAGCGTGCTTTTTCTATCAAAGATAACCCTGAATTGCGTAAAAACGGCAGAACGCTAGAATATCCACTCATCTCTATTATTCGTGGTCAAATGATTAACAATCCCGCCAACAAAGGCAAGTATGGCGTCTATATCCCACCATACTTCGGCTTCTATAAGCGTGGTGGTGCAATCCCAATCGCCCGCCAAGTCAATCAGGAGAAGTCCAGGGACCGTGCGAATGCGACGGCACAAAGAAAATACAATCAAAGCACGTTTCCATTTGAAAATGAGAAAGTAGTGTATGATACTCTGTATGTTCCAATGCCTACATACGTAGAGATAACCTACGAAATAAAGATGGCTACTGAATTCCAGCAACAGATGAATGAAATCATTGCATCTATGATGGGAAGATTCTCTACACCTGTAGCATTTAAGATTGAGCACGAGGGCAATGTGTATGAAGCTTTTGGGGATGAAACTTTCTCAAACGAGAGCAACAATTCAGGATTAAACACGGATGAGAGAATGTTCAAGTCTACAACTACCATCACGGTACTCGGCTACATTCTAGGTGCTGACAAGAATGAGGATGTTCCTGCCGTTATCCGCCGTGAATCCGCCGCTGAAGTTACAATAGGCAGAGAAAGAACTGTTGTTGGAGACGAGCCCGAGTTCCATGCGGGCAGAAAAGATAAATACAGATCATAATCAACAAGGAGTTTGGAATACTGCCTTACTATTTATTATTGGTATTTAGTGTAAATTGTTAGATACCTTACTATCCGTATAAGACCGAGGAGAATACATTTCGATGGCTGACAACTCTTCTAAAAAGTTTAAGTTCATTTCGCCTGGAGTGTTTGTCGATGAGATCGACCAATCACAGCTTCCAGCCACACCTACCGAAGTAGGACCAGTAATAATTGGTCGTTCTAGGAAGGGACCTGCCAATAAACCTGTTCAGGTTAACTCCTATTCAGATTTTGTTCAGACATTTGGTAACCCTGTTCCTGGAAACGAGGGTGGCGATTCTTGGCGTGAAGGCAATAATACTGCTCCAACCTATGCTGCTTATGCTGCAAAAGCCTGGCTTAGAAACAACTCTCCTCTTACTTTCCTTCGAGTTCTCGGCGATGAGAAGTCTGGTGTCGCTGCCGCCGGCAAAGCAGGCTGGGAAGTCAACGATGCAGACGAGAACAATGACGGTGGTGTTTTTGCCCTCGTTGTATGGCCTTCTGCTTCTGTTAACGCAGGAACTACAGTGGTTAGTGGCGCAGTCGCTGCTCAGTTCTATACCAATGGTCGTGTCCTTCTTTCAGGTTCTACCACATCAGGTAAAAATGGATCTACTCTTTACGAAGTTTCTTCCAAGGATGATTTTAAGCTAGTTTTTGTAAGCGGTAGTGTTGACGAAGAACTGAAGGTTAGTTTGAACCCAAGCAGCCCTAACTTTATTCGCAAGGCGCTAAACACAAACCCAACAATTACTAATAGTGCTATTACCGCAACTTCAACAAGAACATATTACCAAGGCGGATTTTACTGGCTTGGTGAGTCATTTGAATACTCTGCTCAGCACACTGGCTCTGGTGGCATTGGCTTATTGGCTGGTGGTGACGATACAAAGTATCACGCTGCTATACTCCCAATGGCTGTAAATGGCGCAAGCACAACAATTCAGCAGAATAACTGGCGTGCTGCGGCTACTAAAGCAACTACAGGTTGGTTTATCTCTCAGGACCTTAGCACAAACACAGGTTCTTATGCTGCTCGTAACCAGCAGCAGCTTTTCCGCCTTGAGGCACTCTCCGCCGGCGAGTGGGCTCAACGGGAAGTAAAAATATCTATATCAAACATTAAGGCACCCACTGGAGAATTCCAAAGCTATGGTTCCTTCTCTGTATTAGTCCGTGATATTGCTGACACAGATAATAGACCAATTATTATTGAGCGATTTGACGAGCTAAACCTAAACCCAGCTTCTGAAAATTACATCGCTAAGCAAATTGGTGACCGCTATCAAGTTTATAGTACAGAAGATCAGCGCAACGTAGAATATGGCGAATTTGAAAATCGCTCTAATTACATTCGTGTTGTAATGAACGATGATGTAGCTGCTGGTTCTGGTGAATCACGATGGTTACCATTCGGCGTTTTCGGTCCTTTGAAATATCGAAACGTTGGCTTGGTGAGCGGCTCTTCTGGGTTCTCTGTCCCAGCAGCCCCAGTTTCTGCCTCTAGGGGTGACTACCGCACTATGCTTGATGGTGACGACACTGCTGAATATGGTACTGCTGGTCACGTGGTTGCTAACGACGACATTTTGGCTTTCGACGTTCTTTCAGGTGACCGTTTCAGTGGCTCTGTTCAGTTCCCAAGTGTTCCGTTACGCCTGAACAGTACTGATGGAAGTCCTAGAAATACTAATAATACTTTCTGGGGAGCCTGGACTGGTCAGTCAAGAAGTACCACATTTTATAACCCAGAGATCACGGACATGGTAAGAGCAAGAACCTTTGATCTTAACAGCTTCAACGAAAATCCAGCAGTAAACGCCAATATAGACGTTGAGGGTGAAACCTTTGCTCAAACAGGGTCGGCTGTTAATATATCTTGGGTATTCTCTTTGGACAACCTTTCGGGATCTGACGCTTCTGGGTATACAA